AACTCGTCAATGAGTTTTTATCCGGTCTCACAATTGCATTATTATTGATTCCTGAATCGATTGCGTTCGCATTTATAATGGGACTAACACCGAATACTGGTATAACAAATACAATGGTAATGTCACTCATCACATCGTTATTCGGAGGAATGCCGACAATGATTTCAGGATCCACTGCTGCTGTGGCGACTTCTATCGCAGGTGTGTCAACCTTGTTAGGTAAAGAATATATTATTCCGACTGTGATTGCAGGTGGTTTCATGCAGATTTTAGCAGCTGTAACTGGTCTTTACAAGTACGTAACTTATGTTCCAAAACACATTATGTCCGGGTTTTTAGTCGCGTTAGCCGGTTTGATTGCAATTCACCAACTGGATAATTTCAAGGACAAAGACCATAAATGGTTAACTGGTTTAAAAATGGCGAATACAACCCTTTTTACGATTATATCTACTCTAATTGCATTCTTCGGCGTGATAAAAATCACACACAGCAAAGACCAACACATTCATATTCCCGGTGGACTTGTATCTATGTTTGCGATAACAGCGTTTATTTATATTTTTACCAAGTATTATAACATTGACCGCGTCAACGACATTGGTGCTGTGAAATCAGAGTTACCTTCTCTGATTTCATTGGATTCAGTGTATTCATCCAACATAAATTATGACGCAGAAAGTCTTATTAAAATGTTACCATTTTCAGCAGCGATGGCGTTTACTGGTCTCCTGGAGTCACTTATTATGGTAAGGGACGCAGAAAGCGCGCTTGGTGTTAAGGGTGATTCATTTCGCGAGAGTATCGTTCAAGGTATCGCAAATGTTGCGACTGGTATAACCGGTGGGTTTGGTGGTTGTGTACTAGTTGGTCAAAGCAAATTGAACTTAGCCAATGGCGCGAAAACCCAGTTTTCATCGGTGATTACAAGTATTCTATTTATCGTGATATGTCTATTCTTTGGCCGCGCCATAAATGAAATCCCGATTGCTGCCGTGGTCGGTGTCATGTTTCTTGTCGTATATAAGACTGGTGACTGGGATAGTATATTCAAACCACAGTCGTTTGATAGGCGATGGATTATTACGTTGATTACGGCAATTGTCGGGTTTATATCCGGTAGTTTGTCACTGGGGGTTGTCGTTGGTGTGGTATTGGATAAAGTGGTTGCCCGAATTTGAAACCATATAAAATGAACGAAAATAAAGGAATAGAATTAAAATCATAATCTCTGCATAAACATAAAAAAATTGATTTGTTATGTTTATGATAATTTGTATGCATCGCTTACTCGTCTACGTCGTTCGTTCGCTTCATTCGCTATAATGTCTTCTGCTACTACCGTTGCTCCTGAATATGTCTCTGTCGCCGTTCCTTCCCATTTGGAACGCGCTGTATCTGAAGAAGAATACTGGCCTCTTACCTTGGACGCCGTCAATCAGTGCGATCTATCGTATTTCAATGACAAATGGTCCGAAGACATGATTCGCGACGGAATGCACGCGATTCTTCTGGTCGGTCAATTACCTGAAGTCCGTGACAAAGAAATCAGTGTTTGGAAGCACCTCTCACAATACAGCCCACCCGCCGTCCGCGGTTTCCAATTCAGTTATGGTGATGACCGCATTGTTACACTTGTCGGGGACAACATGAAAACTGGTCATTCTGGCGCAAGTATGGGATGGACCATGAGGAATATCGAATTTATTGCGAAGAATGGACTTCCTGCGCATCGGGCGCGGTTTCTGAACAGCCGCAGCCACCACCAGAATAACTAGGCAGCGCGTCAACATTCATAAGAATATGAGTATTTCGACCATCTTTCAGGAATTTGGCCGACAACGCTGCATGCTTCTTATATTTTTTATGCGTTATCTTATAGGTATCAAAAAGCGGATTATGAATCTCATTCGATGGAATGTGGCCATGAACCGACCGCGAAATCATCTTATAGAGTTTGAAATCAGGGTACCTCTCTTCACCGTTTGATTTGTAAAGCACATTGCGCCCCTTGTCATCCGTCGTCCATTTTACGACCAACTTGATAATCGGGTCGGACTTGCATAGTTTCTCCACCTTGCGCAAATCATAGATGAAATAATCGAAGAGCGCGCATGCAAACCGGCATAAATCGAAACTGAAATTGGGTTCAACTGTTGGTTTGTCTGGGTTATAATAAGGCGGGAAGTTGTATTGCGTAGCGGCGTCGCCTTTCGGGTGAAAACTGTCACTGCAGATGAGTTCGCCACGGAATTTGTAGATTGCACGACCGAAATCGATGATTTTGAAAATGCGACCGTATGTGGGGACCTTATAATACTGGTCTTCGTAGAAATAATAAAGGAACTCCTCGGTTGTTTCAATGAACATTACATTATTTGTATGAAGGTCGTTATGTGTGAACTCGAACATTTTTTGATACATGATAAGCGTCATGATGATTTGAAATAGAATCGACGACCACTCTTCTTTCGTGAGTTCATCGGTCATCATAATACGGTCAAGTGTGCTTACGCATTTTTCAAGGAGGATGGCTTGGATGGGGAAGTCCTTGATTTTCACGATGATTTGTTCGTCGTCGCTGTCATAACTTCCGGTGTCGCTGTCGCTGTTGCTCGCGCTCCCGCTCCCGCTTCCGCTTCCGCTTCCGGAGTCGTCGTCGCTGTTACTCGCGCTTTCGCTCTCCGCGCCCTGGTCTTCGTCTTCTTTTGCAAATGACGTATCATCCACTTGAATTGAATCCTGAGGATTGAGGTCGTCGCGGTCGCCCTCGTTGCTCATTGTAGTATACGACGAGTTAGATTGGGACGAATCACTATCACTCATTTCATCATGGTCTCTTGTTTGATTCTTAGGATGTAATGCAACACTCGAAATCGTATCGGTTTCATCATTCACGACTACATCGACTACGTCGACTACTTCGGGGGCGTCTGCGCGTGTATCGTTTTGAATACGGTCAACCGTGTCAGTATCCAGCACAGATACATCAAGGGATAGAGGTTGTTCCGGTTCAATTGTAACCGTATCGTTGCATATCCCCGACTCGGATTCGGAAATATGGTCCAATATGTTGATACGGTTTTTCATAGTATGAAAATCATCGTCGGTTTGTAGATAACTCTCTTGACCGGTTGGTCCAATGAGTGTCTTCATTTTGTTTCGAATCTTCATCAACTTATTTGTGTTCATATCAGAGAGTTCGCCATCGATATCATCTCCAAATTGGGAGTAGTCAATCGAAAAAAGGTCGTTTTCATAGTTATTGAAAAAAGCGCACCCGACTAAGTAATCGATGTCGTCGAAGACATTCGCGGAAAACTCGCGTTGTTTACACAGATAACTACCGTAATAATCCACTCCATGTACGACTCCGTGTGTATGAAGTACACGACTTGTCAAATACGAGAAGAACCCATCAACATAGGATGTATTGTTTGTATTCAACATTTTCTCTTCACAATCGTTCAGTGTAGAATTGTATTTAGGAAGTGTGCGTGTCTTATTCTCCTGAACTTGATACTTTCCAGAGAGGTATCGGATAGGGTCTAACAATGGCGAATATTTCACAAATATAGGGACATTACTCGTGTTGCCATTATCGTCAGCAATGATTGTTTCCAAATGGTTTAGAGAGCGACTCGTGTCATGGTCATCCCGGTCGTCGCGGTCATCCCGGTCGTCCCGGTCGTTACGCCCACTCTCCATAATCTGCGACGGATGTGAAATAATGTTTTGTAAATAATACTTTTGATTCAACTGGATTCCGTTATAATTGGTTTCATTAATATCGAAGAATCGCGAGTAAATCGGAATATAATTCTGAATATCATACAATAATGCGGGTTCAATTGTCTCCGGTGTATATTTATGTTTTCGGTAATGAAGTTGAAATGCCGTAGATGCCGTGGATGCCGTGGATGCCGTGGATGCCGTAGACGTAGACGTAGGCGAAGAAGACATATTTGTTCCTAAATGTAATATGATTGATACCTAGAAGTTTTATATTCGATTTAAACGGGCGTTCGATTCCATTCGATTCCATTCCATTCCATTCCATTCGTATAAACGTAATAAAAATAATATATTCCATTTTTATTACATTCCATTACATCGGTGTTCCATACATCACCATGAATTTAGAACTTGCTAAGTTCGATATGAAGGCCATCAGTTTTCGACCTGACGAAAATAAGGGTCCTGTAATCGTTCTCATTGGACGTCGTGATACCGGTAAAAGTTTCCTCGTGCAGGACCTTATGTTTCACCATCAGGATATTCCGATTGGAACCGTCATCTCAGGAACAGAAGCCGGTAACGGTTTCTTCGCAGCCCATGTTCCAAAACTCTTCATCCATGACGCATACAACACAGCAATCATAGAAAATATTCTTAAGCGCCAAAAGGCCGTGTTAAAGCAGGTTAAAAAGGATATGGATACATACAAGAAATCATCCATTGACCCTCGTACATTCGTCGTTTTGGATGATTGTCTGTATGATAACAAATGGACGAAGGACGTGATGATGCGCCTCCTCTTCATGAATGGGCGTCATTGGAAGGTCATGTTAGTCATCACAATGCAATATCCCCTTGGTATCCCTCCAAATCTCCGCACCAATATCGACTACGTTTTTATTCTCCGCGAGCCATATATTGCGAATCGTAAACGAATCTACGATAACTATGCTGGTATGTTCCCCACATTTGAGAGCTTTACTCAGGTCATGGACCAGTGTACCGAGAATTATGAGTGTCTCGTCATCAATAACAACGCGAAATCGAACAAATTACAAGACCAAATCTTCTGGTATAAGGCGCAACAGCACGGGCCTTTCAAGCTGGGCAGTAAGGAGTTCTGGGAAATATCGAAAAATCTCGGTTCTGATGATGAAGGCGAGCAGTCTTATGACCCTAATGCTGCGAAAAACAGTAAGGCGCCGAAGATTAACGTCAAGAAGAGCAAGTGGTAAGGGAAAGTTGCTCACTTTTTCGGAGGAGCAAGATTTCAAAATTAGCATTTCAACCCAATTTATGAAATCTTGCTCTCGGCGATATGAGAGCAAGATTTCAGTCTAACTAGTTTTCGAATATTGGTTTCGAACATTTATTTTCGCATCGCGAAAACAACTTAAAGACATCCGTCTATACATAGTATAACACACGCTCATAACGATGTCCTCCGCTTCTTCTGCCTCCGCCGCCTCTTCGGCAACCCTCAACATTGTTGAACTCATCGAGAAAAACCCGATTACAAGGTTGTCACAACAATATAACAATCTTCTCATTGCGAAACTTCAAGAAAACTTCAGCACATTCGAACAGCAATTGTTTGTTGCTAGCTTTTATTGTTACCTCAATTATGATAAGAATACAGATTTTGTAGTTGATTTAGATCACGTTTGGAAATGGTTAGGATTTAGTCAAAAGGCGCACGTAAAACCGATGGTTGAAGCCAACTTCAAACTTGATGTTGATTATAAAATTGTCACATCATCCGAAACAGATGAAGACCAACTACCTCATTCACCAAACAAATCCGGTTCCGACAAACCCAAAAAACATGGCGGCCACAACAAGCAAACCATCAAACTCACCATCCGTTGCTTCAAACTTCTCTGCCTTAAAGCACAGACCAAGAAAGCCGGTGAAATCCACGAGTATTACATGAAGATGGAAGAAACCCTTCACCAAATCCTTGATACCGAAACCAGCGAACTCCGCGCCCAACTCGAACAAGCCACCACCACCCTCAACCAAGCCACCATCACCCTCACCCAAGAAAAGAAACGCGCCGTAGAGAAAACCCTTATCAGCCAATTTCCAGTGAATACTCAAACCATTTATTTCGGCACCATTGACAACACCAACGCCGACAACGAAAAACTCATCAAATTCGGACAGACTAACGACCTCGCTACTCGCGTCGCCGACCATCACAAGAAATACACGAACTTCATTCT